TACTATATCCATAGTACTGTTTTACACATTCCAAATCTTTAATTTTATCTTTTCGGAGCCAAGGAGAAAATCTCTTTCGCTTCCTCAGTGTATTTATATAAAATGAATATTGCATATCTTTATCTAGATGATGAAATTTATTCATTTCATTAGCAAAAAGAATGCAATCAATATGACCAGACAAACATTTATTAATAATAAATGGTTGATATTCTTTTACTGCTTCTGGAGTTTCATCTAGCAGATTGTTTTTCGTATGATTAATAGAATTGAGCCAATCCTTGAGGTCGTAAGTCATAATTAAATAATAGCAATTCTTTACGTGTTTTTTGATCTCTCATATATTCACCAACAGATCTCATAGTATAGGTAAGATCAAATTCAGCAGCATTCCATTTACCACCAATAAAACGATTTTTTACTAACTGATCAGAATTATAACTAATTAATTGATCCATAGGACAATCATTACAATTAAGAGCAAACTTATCGTGATCAAATCCTTTATGCATTGATCCTTTGTGCCCATAGAGATTATCCTTAATGTCATAAGGAGGATCGAGATATACAAAAAAGTTTGTATTCCCATCTAATAAACTTTCGTATGAGTAATTAGTTATCTTCCAGTTTTTTATTAATTCAGAGTAAGTTGGAAGTTTTTCAATACCATTCAAACTAAAATTTGATATTGATGCTTGCGGTGAATATGTCGAACTAGCAGTAAGACCACTAAAAGAACATTTATTTACAATGTAAAATGCTACTGCACGATCAAAGTCAGATATATCTTCATCGTTAATATGTTCTTTAGATTTTAAAAATAACTCTCTAGCAAGTTCTGGATTGTTATAAGCAAGTTTACAATCAACCAACTCATTTTTTAAGTCAACTCCCCTTTCTTGAAGTTGTTTCCAAAAATTAACTAGTGGTTCATATAAATCATTAACCCAGATATCTAAGTTTGGATATTTTTTAGTGATGTAAATAGCGACACTACCACCACCAAGAAATGCTTCTCTATAACCAGAATAATTTCTTAAATCTGGAAAATATGGATCCATCTTAGTGGTTGCTTTTGATTTCCCACCAGGATACCGCAAAGGAGTTTTAATTCTTGCTAAGGGATCTGCTGGTTTTTTCATACAATTTCTTCGATAAGAGTTTGAATCGCTTCAGCAACATCACGTTTCTTTTTTGGAAGGACATTCAATTTAACCCATTCCATATCATTATAATGAACTTTAGTGATGATATTAGCATCATTAATTTTCATATTTTTAGTTACTGAATTATAAGGAGCATATGCAACACTCATATTAACAGTATCGATAAGTAACATATAATCAAACTTTTGATCTAAAACATCAATACGTTTTCCAGCATAATTCTTGAGAATAATATCACTAGTTGTTGGTACAGTTTTATTAAACATTCTCTCTTTGCATTTACACTCCCAACGAATACCATCATTGGTTACAAAATCATGTCCAAGAGTATCATTCATACCAACATACTTAAATTGGTTTGAACTATGTTTTGCAATCGAAAGTTCAATAATTTCTGTACGAAGACCTCTCGCTTGTGCCCTTTTCATTCCTTCAGAGGCAACAGCAGTTCCAAAAATTTCTTCCCAATTAAAAAGATTAAAGTCAATCATTTAAATTCACATTCACACATAATTTCAGTTAATGCCGCCAAAAGATTAATTTCTTGATCGGCAACAAAGGCAATCTGATACTGGTACTTAGCAATAATAAGAACAGCAGCAGGAATAGAAGAACTCTCAAGTGCAGTATAGAGAGTATCATAAATGCGGCGAAGAAGAAAACCAGGATCATTATCCAGATTATTGACAACCCATTTACGTACTTCAGAGAAGTTCTTTTCTTTAAGTTTTTTAACCAGATCCGTTGTCTTGACATCATTAAATGAAGCAAGTACAGCACTATCTATAATACCACTTACAGAGTATCTCTGCAATTCGTTTAGAACCCTTCTCCAGTCAGGAAAATGTTTATTGATTAGTTCTACAAGTACCTTCGGATCATATTGTACATTTTCTGCCTCAAGAATAGACCTGACGCGGTTGAAAAATTGTGAGGCGATTTCTGGTTTTTTACTTGATTGGATTGAAAATTCAACGACAGCGCATCGTGAATGTAGTGGTTCAATGATTTTGTTTTTGTAATTACAGGTGAAGATGAATCTGCAATTGTTGCTAAATTCCTCAGTAAACGCCCGTAGGAGGAGTTGAACGTCGTGGGTTGTGTTATCTGCCTCATCAATGAGGATGACTTTGTGTTTAGCAGTTGACGTAAGCGATACGGTGGAAGCGAAGTTTTTCGCATGATTTCTGACAGTATCGAGGAATCTACCTTCGTCTGATCCATTGATGACATATACATCCACTCCTAATTCGTTACATAGTGCTTTCGCTACAGTTGTCTTTCCACATCCAGCAGGACCAGCAAGAAGAAGATTAGGGACTTCTCCACTCTTCAAGAAATCCTGGAATGTTTTTTTAATCCCATCTGGAAGGATACATTCTTCAATTGTTTTGGGTCGATACTTTTCAACCCATAGGAATTCATTACGACTCATAATTTTTATACCCAATCAGGTTTACGTTCTGGCATACGAAGATAATTAGATGCAACCCAAGGTTTGGATGCGATATACATCTTGTAAGCAGTAAAAGTGTCAATGCTTGTGTCAAGTTTAAATTCATCTGGCATAGCACGAGCGAATGGTGTTACTTCTGTGATTTTACCCTTGGGAAACAAATAATATGCATCCACAAGAGTTTTATAACAGGAGTGAGTTTTGTTATACCTCAAACAATATTCGTCAGACAAATTTAAACCCCACTTGATTAACCAGTATGCATTGTGAATACTCTCCATTGCCCACTTGGTACAAGGATGATTACGGAATGCTCCCTTCTCGGTCTTGTAAGGGGTTCCATCTGCTTTAGGGAGAGTGCCATATCCATGTCCCCACTTTTCTGATGCCACGATAGAAAGCATTTGGCAGCACTCTAAAGGCATCTTAACAACGTGTTTGTCAGGGAGGCAAATAGCACTCTCAGCAGGCCAAGGAGAAGTAACAAAGATGTTCATCAACCAAATGTAGAATCAGGTTCCAGAGCAATATAATACGACACATTAAAACCAGTATTTTTAAATCGTGACAAAAGTTTACGTGAAATCACGACTTCATAATTACCAGGGATAATCTTAATATTTTCTACTTTAAAATTCAACATGAATTCTTCGTCAGTTTCACCAACAATAATAGAAAAGTCATTAGAGGTATCATTCTTTTTATCTCTAACAACAAGTTTCACAACACCTGCTTCGCCAACGACAGATAGATCAGGAAGTTGATATACCGCAGCAGCTTTCAGAAGTTTATCAAGTTCTTTAGTATCAAGAAGGAAACATACATCTTCACTAGGAAGAACAATGTCCTTTTCTGGTGGAGTAACAATTACATTAGGATCAGCGAAGAAATACTTAGAACGAATATTACCTTCCCTGATAACTACATATCCGTCATTTTGAAAATCTAATTCTGCATTCTGATGCAAATTCAGACCGTTCAAAAATTGATTAAGATCGTAGATACCAAAATCCTTAGGAAGTTCTTCTTCAATAGTTGCTTCAGCAAGAATGTTCTTCATAACACTAATAGTACGAAGATTGTTACCTTGCTTAAACAAGATAGATTGATTGATAGAAGAAAAGTTCTTCAGGAGGGTCAAAGTTTTATCAGAGATTTTCATAGTTTTGTTTTGAAGTTTCATAATCAACGGAATTCAGAAAGACCATTATTGGTTCTGGAGTAATGCCCATCAAAATGCAGAAGGAGCATAGCATAATGGATTACTTTCAGAAGATCAATTTTATTGCGTCCATCTTTTTGACCATAACGACTGCCATACTTAAGAATATTTGCTTGGCAAAAGTTTGCGGCAAGTTCTTTTGCTGCCATTAAGTCTATTGTTTGGATATCTTTATAATTTGCTTCTTGACCACAATAATGACTTTTATAAGTTGTGGTCACATATTCCTGAATATCTTTCAGGATTTTATCTTCATTGTACTTCCAAAGATGATTAGTAGATTCAGTCATGTTCACAGGAGTTTTTGTAATTTCAATATGGTTATTAGAGTTAATCGAAAACTCATAGTTGTTCAAATTTGTCATTATTTTAAGATCATTACTAGAGTAAGCATAATAAAATTGAGGAAGATTTATTTACCTTCCTCAATTATATCAGAAAGGAGTATCTGATGCAATCTCGTTAGAGTTTTGTTCCGATGTCAAGTCTTTTGGCATTTCAAACTCATTATCAATCTTATCATAAAGTTCAAGGAAAGATTGTTTAGTCTCATCATCAAAACGATTTACACAAACTTGAATTGCCTTTGCCTTGTCATTGAAGATGCTGTAGGCACGGATGATGTGAACAAGACGACGAGTGCTGATGATTTCTTCAATGCCACCATCATAGAAAGTCTTGCGGATTACATCTGCCCAATCAACAAGGCGCTTGCAGAAATCACGCTCTTCTACACCAAGATCCAGAGCAACGCCTTCAAGGATCTTCTGCTCGGTTGCTGGGGCAGGATAAGACTGCTCAAAGGTCACAGGGAAACGCTCTAGGAATGCCTCGTTAAGCACGTTGGTGCCGATGAAGCGACCGTCATCAGAACCCTTACCCTTGGTGTTTGCGGTAGCAACAATGTTAAATCCAGGGGCAGGAGAAATCCATCGACCAATCTTTTTCAAGAAGACACCCTTACCTTCAAGGATGGATTGGAGGCACAAAATCTTGTTGCTAGCGAGGTCGATTTCGTCAAGAAGCAGGATTGCTCCTCGCTCCAGTGCCTCAATGACGGGACCGTTGTGCCAAGCAGTATTCCCATCAATAAGGCGGAAACCCCCGATAAGGTCGTCTTCATCAGTTTCAATAGTAATGTTTACTCGGATCAATTCACGACCAAGTTGAGCACACGCTTGCTCCACAGAGAACGTTTTACCATTACCCGAAAGACCCGTAATGAACGTAGGATAAAAGAGACGGGACTGAATAATTTTTTTAATATCGTTAAAGTTACCAAACTTGACGAAGGTATCATCTTTATCAGGAATTAGATTTTGTTGCACTGGAGGAATAGCGGCAGGTGCCTGGAAAGTACGCTCAATTTCATCAACATGTTCTTGAGTAATTTCCAAGTTCCAACGACCACGATTTGTTTTATAAGGTTCAAGGCGACGAGTTACAGTAGGGTAACTAAGATCTTTGGAAGCACAAAAACCTTTAACGTCACCAGAACTAATTTCAGTACCGTACAAAGTTTTAAGTTCAGAAATAAGTTGATCGTCAGTCACAGAAATTTTGCGGGGCATAATGAATTGGTGATTTATTCAACAAAGATATTATAGGGGATACGATTTGGAAAAGAGGTCGTCAATGTGACAGTTATTCATCTGGTCCAAACCGTTTAATGTTTTTATGTTTTTTTGCACAAGCATCCCTTGCCCATGCGCGAGACAAACTATTTACATTTGAACATGATTTTCTAGTTTCCCCACAATAAGGACATTGTGCGTCTGGGGGATCTTTTAAGTATCCTTCAGGCGTGTACATCCTTTTCTTTTTTTGGTTAATTGCCTGTTTATGTTTTCTATAGTTCATTATGCAACTAAATCAACAAACTCACTAAGAATTTTTTTGTTCATTTTTTTAGATGCCAAGGATTTAACAAATGCAGATTTAATTTGCACTTTTGTTGCATCCTCAGTAACTACAAACTCCGTAGTATTATTTAATGCAGTTGAAGAAATACCAAAATAAGCATGATAACTAGAAGTTTTAATAGAGAAACTCTTGTTTTTCTTCCAACTACTCATCAATTTAGAGTAAGTATCATTTTCCATATAACCAGTATAAGAACGAATAAATGGACTGGCATCTCTCGGCATTAGAATACGCATACCAATAAAGTTAATGTCAACGAATTTATCACGCAAATTACGAAGAAGAATTTGAGTTAGATCTACACCCATACCATAATGAGAAGGCACTTTATACACCGTACCAGTTTTCCTATCCCTAAGGAACATATTGTCACCAGATATGGAATTAAATCCCATATAAACTTGAGTATTTTTACGGATTTCAACATTCCTCTTCATCATTTCCGCTTCACCATCAGTCAAAATTACACACTGAACTTTTTGAAGTTTATTTTCCTTTTTAAATTTAGGCAGAATTTTGTGAAGAGCAATCAATGACTGATTGAGAGGAGTTCCAGAAAGACTTAACTTATAAGGAAATTGATATTTGCATGTATAGTAATTATTCCTAGCAAAACAATTAACAACTCTAAAAATGTTTTTTAATTGAACATCAAGTTTTGATGCACTAATTTTACTCGTGAATATATTCATCAATACAAATTCATCATCAACATGTAGAAGACCATCTTTCCTTTCATAGTGAGGTTTAGGCATAATTGCTTTACCATCATCAGTATACTTCACACGTTTCCAATCGTAGGTAAATGCATACACCTCAAAAGGAATTGAAACCTTTTTACAAAACCAAATCAAATTGTATAGTTGTTTGATTGTATCCATCATAACTTCAGACATAGATCCAGACCAATCAAGGATAAAAATCAAACCATGATTTTTACCATCAGATAAAGTTGTAACCTTTTTAAAAAGGTCTTCATTATACTTGTAGGTATGAAGTTTTGTACAATCCAAGATACCAGTAGTAGATGTACTCGCCCTAGAGTAAGAATCTGCTGCTTTACGACATTCAAACTCTTTTACTAGATAATTGACTTCTTTTTGAGCAGAACGCTTAAATTCAATATACTTTTTATCAATATGAGAAAAAACACTTTTATCCTCATTCATCAAAGTATTTTTCCAAGACGTTTCACATTCTTCATGAATTTCATTATTTGGAATAATGACTGTATCCAAATCCAATTCAGGAACTTCAAGGTATACATTTTCACCATAAAAACTATTATTACCAATAAGTTCTTTGATAGCATCCTCAAGAGAACTCATAGTTTTTACATCAATGTCGGCACTATTCCCACCAACATTTTGAGTATTATTATCAATTTCAGTCTGAGAATTGTCTAAATTTTCTTGAGTTTCCTTGTTTTCTACAGATTGATTTTTACTTCCAGATTGAGTTTCGGAAGAATTTTCTACATATTCTTGGTTTTCTGATTGGTTACCATTTTGAGAACTTTGCGATTGTTGTGTCGTTTGATCATGAGAATTTAAAGATTCAACTTTTTGAAGTTCATCATTTTTTTGCTTACAAAACTTATAAAGAATTTCTGCAGCAACCAATACGTCAGCAAATGTTTCTGTTTGTCCAATAATATCTACAATTTCCCTTTCCTCATTATTAAAATTGATTTTAATAAAAGAACCAATCTTATAATAAAGATTTACTTTATCTGCAAGATTAAACTCATCAACATTTTCATTTTCAACAGAAAAGAAATCTTGATCACTTAGTTCAGAATATCCCTTATAAAAAGTCTTCCGAAGACCGTCATATCGACGCTTCATAAGTTTTTCAACCCGAACATCCTCAACAACATTCACAAATTGTTTAGGAGTTTTACACGTATCCCACCAATCATCATCAGGGGTATAAAGTGCATGACCAACCTCATGCCCAACAAGCATGTCATAAACTTCAGCAGATGCTTTTTCCCACATCGGAAGAGTAAGCACCCTCGTATGAACATTAAAACAAGCAGTTTGAACTTTTTTGTGTTCAACCACAAGGTCTTCAGTTGCAAGAAGACGTGCAAGATTTCCTTTAACTTCGTGGTTTACGGTCATGGGTTAATTTCAACTAAAGTCAATATAAAGCAAAAGGTCGCCTTGTGGGCGACCCATGTGACGCTTTTTAAATTGTCTCAGTCTTTCTTTTGCTTGTCTAACTGCTTGGGGTTTACGTTTTCCTTTGTCGTTTCTCTTGTGAGGATTACGACCACTTTCCCAAATTTTGTGGTGTGCCATTTTTGAAAATAAAAGAAGTATTAGAGATTATACCATAGAAATAATCCCACCATCCAGAGTGTGCCAGTTAAACAACCATCCTACTAAACCCCTTAACCTTTTCAAATTTAATTACATCAACAAATTTTTCCTTCATACCATCTTTATGAGAAATAACGAAAATATTTTCATCTTTAATTATAAAT